CTGGTTTCAAAGAGATGTGGAGAAAGATTCCAAAAGTCGACTCCAAGTGCTGTGACGATTGTCTTCGCTATAGCGGAATGGGATGGGTTCCTATGGGGACACTTCCACCTCCAGGACAAGGATGCCGATGCCTTGACCGTTGCCGGTGTTTTATCGAATACCGGTGAACTGGAGGGTAAAATCGGTTATAAATAGAGTCCAATCAACGACTCACGTTAAACCCTCGCAGAGGGCATAAACCCTACACCCTAAATAACATGGCTACCCCGGTCTACGGCAAACAGTATATTAGATTTGCCGAAACTGCTTACGTGCCTTGCACCGTGGCAATCCCCCAGTTCACTCTGGTGACAATTGACGCTACGGCTCCTACCGATCCTCCGACAGCTGCTCTGATGATTGCCGCAGGTGAGGCATGGGGCGTGATCCAACAGGAAGTGAATACTTGCGAGCCTTGCAACTTCGCTACCGATCGTCTTCGTCTGAACACCATCGCTACCTCCGGTCTGCTGCTGGTGTCCGCTGATCCTGCTAACCTGCAGACTCAGAACGACGCACTTCTCGTCGACGCTCAGGGTCGCTCCAGCTCCGCTGGTGGTGCCGTGACTGTGGACGCAACCACACCCATCGTTCGCCAGCAAGTGGTTGTCGGCGGCGTGGCAATGGTGCTCGTCAGCTTCAACTGATAAACTTCCAAAACACTCACAGGACTTGGCATCGGTCGACGTGTAAGACCAAGTCCGTCATCTTCTGCAGAAGGAGACATTAAAGAAAATGATGAACCTCAAGGACACTTACGCAAGTGTCGACCCGATTCTAACAACTCTGGCTCAGGGCTACATGCTCCCTGAGACTAACATCGCTAACTTCATTGCACCCGTGGTGGACACCCCCACTCGTGCTGGCCGCACACTGCGGTTTGGTAAGGAAGCTTTTGCCGTAATCGACTATCGTCGTGCATACGGTGCTAACATCCCCGCTGTTCAAAGCCGTTTCGATTCCGATCCTTATGCTCTCGAGCAAGAAGTGATCGCTTGGGAACTTCCCGAGGAAGTGATCGAGAACGCTGGTGAAGGTCCTGCTCAGGTTGACCTCCGGGCTATCGAGACTCGCAATGCGATGTCTCGTCTGATGAATGCCTACGAAGTGACCGTGGCTAACGCCGTGAGCACCCTGGCTGACTACGAGCAATACGTGGCTGGCTCTGGCTCCATCGGTCTTTCCTACGCCTCCTGGACTCTGTATGATGCCGACGCTACTGCTGAAGGCATTCCTACAGGTGGTGCTAACTGGGGTGCTGCTACTGCTAACCCGATCACTGACGTTCTGAACTGGAAGCGTGCTGTCGCTAACCAAATCGGTATCCGTCCTAACAGTGCCGTGGTTGGTTCTGCTGTGTTCGATCGTCTTCTGACTTCCGAAGCTCTGCTTGACCGTATTCAGTACACCACTGCTGACTCCATCGACACCGACGTGATTGCACGTTACTTCGGTCTCGAGCGTGGAATCCGCGTGGCTGAAGGTCGTCAACTCGCCGATGATGGCAAGCTGACTCCCGTCTTCCCTGAGAACGCAATCATTCTGTTCTACAGCCCTCTGGGTGCTTCTGACTCCGTGATGCCCGCTGGTGGCGCTTCTGCTGCTACACCTGCTTTCGCATACACATATCAGCTGACCGGCACACCTGCTGTCCGTCCTGAGTACTACATCCGCGAGCGTCGCGTTGTTCGTGCTGAGATTACTGTCGAGCGTGCTGTGAATATCACAGGCCTTGGCGCTACTGGACTTTACGGCTCTGCTTTCTTCTGTGCTGACGTATTTGCCTGATTAGGCATCACAATATTCATAAGGAGAAATTTCAATGCCCGTTATTGTACCTATTCCAAAGTCAGCCTTTATTCTCACAGTCAATGGGCTGGAGACTATTTGGACGACTTTTTCGGGTATCGTAGATACAGCTGAAAGTGGTCAGTACGCTAATGGCACTGGTAACCGCATCTACAAGGTGGTTGGTCCCCGTGCTATTGACGACGTCACTATCTCAGCTCCTTACGACCCCGCTTTTGCCCACGTTATTGAACAAATCTGGGCAGATTACAACTGTGAGTTTCTCACAATCACCATTCAGCCCACGACCTGTAATGGTGACAATCCTAACAACACTCCTTATATCCTTTACGGCTGCCAGCTTCAACAGCTGACCGTTGCTGAAATGGATCGTGAGTCCGGTGATGTTGGCACGATCGAACTCGTGTTTACAGTTAATGATTGGAACTATGGGTGACTTTTAGTTATCTGTTATTTTAGTCTAATTACTTTTCTTTATCC